GCTCCACCTCCATCTGGTGGTGTAAATGCTCCACCTCCATCTGGTGGTGTAAATGCTCCACCTCCACCGCCACCCCCTCCTCCACCTATTGGCGATACTGTTTCGACAACAGCTGCCGCAGGAGGAGATGATAACGCTGTACAAAGATTCGGAAGAAAAGCTGTAGATGCTGCAAAAAGATATGGAAGAAAAGCTATCGATACCGTTGTCGATACTGCAAAAAATGCTCCTCTAAATCTAGTTAATACAGTAATGAATCCTGGTCAAATTGCTATAGGAGCAGGGAAAGAAGCAATTGCTGTTGGAAAAGATCTTTTGCAGGGGGGATTTGGCCTTGGTCCACAAGAAAAACCAACCAGTGCTTTTGGTAAAACATTACCATACGGTGCTGGACTTGATCTTGGAATAAATGTGGGAATAGATCTTTATGATATATCAAAAGATCCACAATGGCAGTATAAACCAGCGGACTGGTGGGATGTTACAAAAAATGTAGGAAAAAATATTGGTTATTCCACTGCTATAGGAGCTGGTATAGGTACAGTTGTTGGTGGTCCCGCTGGAACTGGTGCTGGGGCTGTGGCAGGAGCACTTGAAGGAATAGCAACAGCACCATATCAATTTGCTCAAAATGCCATGAAAATGGGATACGAAGAAAGACAAGATTTAGCTAATCTGAAAAATATATTACAAACATATAAAGACACACTAAAAAATAACCCAGGCGGTGGCCCAGAATATGAAAACTATTATAAAGAGTCTATTAAAAAATTAGAATCCAGAATAGCCGAAATGGAAATGAACCCGTCTGGCATGTCAATACTCTCAACTGCCATTGATGATGTTGTTAGCCCACTTGGAAATGCTCTCTTTGATAGAGGACAGATTAAAAGCGGAGATGAATTAAGATCTGAAGCGGAGGCTGCATTCAATGCAAGATATCCACAAGGAATTCCTGGTGGATTGGCTCCAGGAAAATCTCCTGAACAAATAGAAAAAGAAGCAGCTGATATGATAAATGCTAGAATAGCGGCAGGAGCTTCGCCAGAGGAATTGTCAAAAGAATTTGGATGGGAAAATCCAGAAAAAGAAAAAGAAGAAGAAAAAAATAGACAAGAACGAATCGAAAAAGAAAATGAATTGATGGCTTCAGACCCTGAGAAGTACGGGAAGATGGGCGAAACTGAATTGAGTGCTGCTGCTGCCGCCAAAGTAGTTACTGATAGAGCATTGGCTGCTAAAGATTCAGTACAGGCATCGAGAGAAAGAACTGCTCAACAAGATGCCGAATATCAAGCTAAATTGGCGGCAGTAGAAGATGCAATAGCCAAGAAGCAAGCAGAAAAAGATGCAGTAACGGCTTATGAACGACAGCAGCAAAAAGATGCAAGAGCAATAAATACGGGATTAAGCCAGGAAAAATACAGAAAAACAATGCAGGATATAGAAGATAAAAAAGCACTATTAGCTGCTGGAGAGAAAAGAAAAGAAGAAGAAAAGGCAAAAGAAGCAGAAGAAAGAAAAGCTAAATTAGCAAAACGAAAAAAAGAATTTGATGCTAAAATGGCAGAATTAGATAAAACAATTGCTGGTGGCAATGTAGTGTTAGCACAACAATATCCACAAGATATTAGAAGATCTAAATACGGTCATCTAGTTAGTGATGGTCAGGGCTGGGGAAGTTAATCAAGAAATTATTTGATTATCATAAACAGCTTTGCAGATGTAAAAGGAGTCAACGATATCCGTAATAGGATTCTTGACTTCTTTTCCTATCTGGTCAAAGTGAATTCTCAAATCAGTCCCAGTCTCTTTTACGAATGCCTCAAACATTTCCTGCTTACTGGCATTTCCTTTTCCGCTGGCAAGTTTCTTGACTCTGGTTGGCTGAATAACATCAAGAGGAATTGATTGCTGCCAAAGCTTGTACTTCAAGATTCCCGTATTCTCTGCTATATGAAAGACTCTTCCTTTGGCTCCATATGCATAGTCTTCAAGTGCGACTTGTTCGCTTCCTATTAAAAGCTCTACTGCCCAATCAGATATGCTATCATATCTTCCACACTCAACGGTATAATCGGGGAATAGTTCTCCACGAATATTGTGATTGAACATTGTGGCATTCTTTTTAGTATCTGTTAAGAAGTAAAAAGAGCAGTTCTTATAACAAAATTCCCCATGCAATCTGCCATTAAAAATGCAAATGCAAGGGGAGGTTAAAGAGTAATCAATACCAGCGATTATCACATATTATTTATTTGATTTTTTACTTCTTCGTTCGTGTGCTCGGCTGTGCTCATGGTGAATGGAGGTCAATGCCTTTAAAGCTTCTTCAATTTCATCGGCTGTTTCGTGATTTCCACTAGCCCTCATTGATTTTATATTTGCAGTTGCAGATATAGTCATTTGTTCTAACGCATGTTGAAAGCTCCCACCTCTATGCATAGCATCAGCATTACCTACGGAAGATTCTATAGCTTTTTGTTTAGCACCTTCGCCATTAGCATTTAAAGACAATCTTCTGGATACTGTGCTCCCTCCAGCAGAAGAATCACCTCTAATTCTCAGTGATGTCCTACCTCCACGGGTTACTTCTGTGGGGTCAATAGTAGGAGTAAGCGTTCTATTAGCAAAGTAACTATGGCTCTCTGGATCTGAAACAACAACATGTACTGAGGACGGATTACCAATCACATGCACTGTGCGTGAAGATAGCAGTTTTTTTATTGCCTTTTTTTCATTTTCTAAAGAAATTGATATGCTTCTTCCGTTTTTACTTTTTTTAGCGTGGCTAATACCTTTAGATGGACTAGAAATTTCTTGGCCCGATTTCATATCAGGTAAACGATCAAACCATTTTAAATCGGGAGCATGATAATAATGAACTCCTTTTGTTAATTTATCTGTTGCTCCACTCCATTTTATTTCTCCTGTAAGCCCATCCTCATTTGCTATATCTGCCTCTTTATCGTTGGTGTCGTAGTTCTCATCCCATCCTAAATGATGTGCAACAGCAGTGGCTAAATATCTAGCTTTCATTGTATTTAATTTTTTAATAATAGAATTGCTCTTTTTTTTGCTTTCTACTAAAAATTTTACAAGTTCAAGTCTATGATCCATACCTTATTTAGTCAAATCCACAATCTCGCAGGCTCCTGCGGTGCAACTAAAAGTCTGGGTTCCGGTAGTGTTATCTTCCTTCTCATAGTTGGATAGGTCTGACCAATCAACATCAGAGGGAAGTTTAGCCAGTAGTGCTTCATACTGCTCCTTGGTGCAGTCTTCGTATGGAGCCTGACGATAGGTATGATCAGAATGCGGAAGGAATGAAATACCGCTGATCTCATCAAAGTGAGCATAGACCCATGCTCCTACTTCCATCCATTCCTCATCACGAACAGTTACAGTGATGCTTGGCTTGTGTTCGCACCAGTATTGCTGGTAGGTCAACCAAAGCTCCAGTTGTTCGATTGCGGTCATGTCATTACGAGTTACGCAATGATCCGGGGACTTCATGGGGAATGAGAAAACCATTGTGTGGTTTGGCTTCATTACGCATGGCTCGGCAACGAATCCCTTGTCGATCATGAATTGGCAAATTGGGTCCTTACGGTCTGCACGAACACGGCGAATGTAATAGCTGGCATGACGAGCATGGATGCCCGAAGCAGCATCAACCAACTGACTTACCGTTCCACTTGGCTTTACACAAGTGATGGCAGCAGATTCATTGATCTTTAGCTTATGTGCATATTCCTTATTGGTTTCAATTGCAACATGACGAAGATGATCAAGAACATCCGCAAGATCTACACCACCAGCACGACCATTGGTGATTTCGTTATCCATGATACCAGTCAAAGATACACCAAGCAGACGCTCTTCTTCACAATTCTTCTTCCAGTCGCTTGAAAGATAACGGAAGTTGGTAAGAGTAGACTGGAATGTACCCAGGATAGTCGCAAGACGAACCTTACGAGCAAGTGTATCTGGCGTATCGTCTGCACGAATCACAACTTCAGATAGGTTGCAGAATTCGCGGTCGCGTAGAATGATCTCTGAGCAAGGATTGGTTCCGAAGTCGTGGTTTGGATCACGACGATCTCCAAGACGCTTGATCTGGTTTTTTGCAGCCTTACGGTTGAAGATACCACGCTCTCCGCTCTTGCTCTTGTAGAGTGAAACCCATTCGTCCATGAAGGTAGCCATGTCTGGCTTTTCCTTGTAGCAGGCTGAGTTGTTTGCTAGTGCGCGTTGAGCATTGTTTTCCCACCATGCACCACTCTTTGCCATACGCATACGATCATCGTCAAGTGACGAGAGTGAGATAAGAGCAGAGCGACGAACTCCACCAACAACTACGATCTCAGCAATTTTGCATACGATATCGTGGCATTCGACCGTAGTGAGCTTTCTACCCGCTGCCTTGCGGAAGGTTTCAATGGTAAATCTGAAAAGGTCTTCCAGAGGTTCAGGTCCCGATGCTCGTCCACCAAAGGTTTTAAGTCTCGCTCCAGCAGGACGAACTTTTGAAATGTCCCATTGCGGAATCTGACCACCAATGAGTAGTGAGAATAGCTCTCGGTAGGCTTTAGCCCAACCGATCTTAGAATCTTCGACCACGATAATAGTATCGCTATTTGTAAATTCTTCAGCAATAGTAGGAAGCTTTTCAACGAATTCCCTTTCGACAGAAAAACCGACACCCGTTCCGCACATTAGGATGTATAAAATCTCGTCAAACGAGCGAACCTTGCTCGTTGAAACATAGGAGCAGTTATACCCTGCTACATGGTCGCGTTCTAGTGCCTCGCCTGCGGTCATGAGGCAACGCATGGATGGCATCACTTCCAAATCCAATACCGCTGTTTCAAGTTCCTTACGAAGATCCTTCGAAAGCTTGTAGTTGCAGGCTTCCTTGAGGTGAACTTCAAAGAAATCAAAATAGCGTTTTACAGTCTCTTCCCAACATTCGCGGCGAGTTTCAGACTCAATCCAGCGTGAATATCTTGAAGAATAAATAAAAGTTTGGTAAGCTGTTGGTAAATTAATCATATTAAAATTCTCCTTATTTTTTATAATTTTCTGTTATGATTTTCGCTATTTCGATAAATTGTTCTCTGGATAAATCCCATTTCATACGATTTACATCTTTATGAACCCATTGAACATTTTGTTTTGTATAACCTAGTTTACTATCTATTCTGTCCAATGAAGCATTGCCTTTTTTGCCTTTAGTTTCAAAATAAAGAGGAAATTTGGTATATGCACATATTTTATCTTGTTTTTCAAAAATTTCATCTAACTCTTCTCTTGTAACATCAAATGGAATTTTTCTTTTTTCGGCACATTTTTTTATTTTTTGAAAATACATTCCAGTGACATTGTTAGAAGAAGAGGTCCAATTATAGCTATTTTCAAATCTAAATCTAGACCCAAAACAAGAATTACATCCTTGTACATTTCCATAAACTAAATGCCATTTACTTATTTCTTTTTCTATTCCACAATCGCATTTAACTTTCCACAATCTAGTTTTTGATTTTTGGCTTTTATATTTTGTTAACGCGCCCTCACCGATTATGGTATATGAGCCAATTTTTTTATTAAACCAATCTTCTCCCTTATATAATATTTTCATGTGTATATCATCCTTTTATTTATTTATAATAAACACATGTTATATACAGTTACTTCGTAAGTTCTTCCCAGCAGACAGGAAAACAGGGCTGAATTAGCTGCCCAATAGCCGAAGCGTATTCCCGGACTTCCCATTGTGCATGGGGGTCGATTCGTTGCTTAAAAACGCGCGCATAAGCGGCCAGAGAACCCGTCCAGTACCATTCGGTGTATGTACCCTGGGGTAGGACGAACCTAGCCTGCTCAGGGGCTATACCAGCCTCTAGGAGGCTTTTATAGCGATTACACGCAAGAGTCACAGATTCAATATAATCCTGCTTAAGCATTTTTAAAGTAAAATCATCATCTAAAAAGTCTTCTGACCCCTGCTTTGCCCCATTTGTGGGCTTAGACCGCCATTTTGGAATGTAAATTTCTGGTTCTTCGGTTACATACCGACGAGAAATTTCATTCTCAACAAACCCTACCTTGTGCTTAAAAAGCTGGGTTCGAATTGAAATTGGGGCCTTGATGTGAAGCATTATCTGGGGATGGGCAAAGGGAGTCCAGTGCTTATGCTGGGCAAGGTACTTAATTAGCTTTTTATCCTTTTCCGAAAGAATATTGGCAGGAACATGGCTATCTGGATGTTCCCATTCGCTTTCCTTGTGAAACGAAACTCTGGCTGAATTAACAACCGTCAGATCGCTTCCCATACATTCAATCATACGAACAAAACCCTTGTCTAGAACATTTACTTTTTCCATTGCATATACCTCAATTTTGCTTCTAATCCTGAATAGGTGTTCTTGCTAATCATATCCATCGGATCACCAACCGCAAGAACATAGTCGTTAATATCCTTGACCTTAACATCAGGCCAAATAAGAATCTTATGACCCTTCTCCATAACCGTTTCCATGAAGTTGCAAATCTGTTTGTTGCGCTTTTCATTATCGAAAACATAAACCACCTCGCTGTTTGCAATCTTCTCTGGAAGTTTCATATCTCCAGCAGCACCAACCATCGCAACTGCATTAGGCAGGAAGATGCTGTCGATTGGGCCTTCGGTAATATAGATTCTTTCTTGTGGATTTACTCTCCATAATCCATACCATAGTTTCTCCACAGAATCCTTCTTGAGAGTAATATATCGGATC